GCTTTCTGTTCTTGCGTCGGCGTGTGGCGTTACTCATCAGGCCGTTCGCAAATGGGAGAAGACTGGGTTACCCCGATCTGAATGGACTGGGGAAACGACGCATGCACAGCGGCTTGCCGAACTCTCCGATGGTGAGTTCACCGTTGGTGCTCTTTTGGATTGGTCGAGACAGGTTCGTCTTTCGCGCGCCGCGTGATTATTGACGGCGCAGAGCCCGGATTTTGTCAACCCTGGATTTGCGTCGAAAGCAACTAGCGAGTGAGCGCATGAAGCGCAGTAGCGGATTGGAATTGTGGTGCGCGACCGATGCCAACGGCTTCGGCTTGCGCGACTTCTTCGGGGCCATCGTCTTTTTCCTTGGGCTGTTTTTCATTCTTGGGTGCGCCGGTCTTTATGCCGGTGTGCTGAAGGTAATTCGAACCATTCACCCTCCGAAACCCTCGGTGTGATCGCCATGAATCAACGTCGCTATCAATCATGGGTCGACGCGCTCAGATGCCTGGTCCCGAACGGGGAGCACGGCAAGCTGGCCATACATCTCCGTCAACGCGGCCTGTGGCCACCGACCCTCTCAGATGAATCAGCACGCGCCCGCATGACTGCGTCACTCAACTCGAACGGGAGTAAGGGCGAAGAGTTAAAAATGCGCGAAGTATTCGAGCTGATGCAAGTCACCGGCCGGTACGACCCGCTGTACTACCTCTGCGATCGGCTGGGTCTCTCCCGCCCGCAGCCGCTGGCGCCAGAGCACCTGCTGACCGGCGCTGTGCACCGCCTGCAGGATGTCGCTGATCAGGCGGTCGCGATGCTGGAGGAGGCGCGCATCCTGATGGATCTCTCGCGGAGTCGCGCGGCGCCGGTGGCGACAGCCCGATTCTCGTACCCCGCCGATCTGGATATTGATGAACTCCTGGGCGAGCCAGATTTGGCTGGGAGCGACTTTTGAACCAGCTGGGCCTGTTTGACCGGCCGGCGCCGTTCGCGCGCGGCAGCCGTACCAGCAAGGCCGCAGCGGACTCGATTGAGCCGCAGGCCGGGACGCTGCGGGCGATCGTGCTGGCGTTCATCCGTGGCCGCGGCACGCAGGGCGCGATATGCGAGGAGGTCGAGCTTGCTCTCGGTCTCAAGCATCAGACCGCCAGCGCCCGCGTCTGCGAGTTATCCGAAGCCAAGCTCATCAGGGACGGTGGCGTGACCCGCCTGACGACGAGCCGGCGATCCGCTGTGGTGTGGACGACGGAAAAGGCGGGGGGTTAGGAGAATGAACTTCTTCAAGCTCTACATCGGCGACTACCAGCGAGATACGGCGGATCTGTCATTGATGGAGCACGGCGCATACCTGCTGATGCTTCAGCACTATTACGCGACCGAGAGACCTCTACCGGAAGGGAAGGCGCTGCATCGAATGCTGCGCGCCACGGACAAGGAGGAGCGAGATGCCATCGACGTGGTAGTGCAACGATTCTGGCAGCGGACAGACGCGGGCATCACGCATGGAAGGGCCGACGAGGAGATCCGAAAAGCCGAGCATCAGCGCACCGTTAATCGTGAAATCGGAAAGCGTGGAGGTAGGCCAAAGCAAACCCAATCACTAACCGAATCGGTTTATTTCTCTGAAACCGATTCGGTTAGTGATTCGCATAGCGAACAAGAACCGACCGATAACCCTAACCAGACACCAGACACCAGATCTCCCCCTTCGCTTCGCTCAGGGGGAGGCGCACGCGCGACGCGCCTGCCGCCGAACTGGGAGCCGGATGGTGAGGGCTGGGTCTGGGCCGTCAACGAACTGGGTAGCGGAGAGCGAATGGGGCGAGAGCTGGCGAAGTTCAGGGATTACTGGGTAGCGAAGCCTGGGAAAGACGGCACGAAATTGGACTGGGCGGCCACTTGGCGAAACTGGGTGAGAAAGGCAGGCGAAGATGCGCAAAGCAGGGGAAGTAGCGGCGCAAGCCGTGAGTCAGCGGTCGACCGAGTTCGCCGAGCCAACGCCTCAGCGCTCGCGGACGATGGCGAAATTCTGGGCGCGCATGGCCGAGATGTACGGCCACAAATGGACGAGCAGCTACGGGGAGACGCCGACGGAGTTGTGGTCGAAGGCGCTTTTCGCACTGTCGGCTGAGCAGATCCGAACCGGTTTACTGAAGTGCCTGACCAACGGCGAAGCATGGCCGCCAAGTGCGCCGGAATTCGTGGCTATGTGTCGCCCCGCGCGGCGCGAGCATGCCGCCATGTATCTGGCCGTCCCGATGCTGCCGGCGCCGAAATGCGATCCCGAAAAGGCCGCCGCCGCGTTGGCCGCTGCGCGCCGAATTGTCGCAGCGTCATGAGCATCGAGCAGTGGGAACATCGCTCAGGAGACCGCTGCTACCTCTCGCGGCCCCTGCAGGATGGGCGGCGCTATCGAGTTCGCCTGCAGGGCTCGCGCTGGACGGCCCAACACATCCGCTTCGCGACCGGCGTCGGCTTCGGCAATGTCGTCGCTCACGTCGGCTCGTTCGCCAACCCGAAAGCCGGCATGGCCGCGTGCCAGGCGCATGACGAGGCAGCCCATGCGACTCCCTGACCCTATCCGTCGCGCCATCGCGCGTCGCGTCCTGCGCATGATGGCCACGCGCAAGGCTGATTACGTGATTGAGAGCGGCACCACCGCCTACCTGTGCCGCTGGTACATCATTCCGCGCAATCCGCTGATCAGCGTCTACGCGCACTGGATTCGTGTCTCGGACGACGATCGCGCGATGCACGACCATCGCAGCGTGACCATCTCCATCATCCTCGATGGCGGCTACATCGAGGTCACACCCCGCGAACCTCAGTGGGCCGATCCGAATCAGTACGTGAAGCGCCAGAAGCGCAGCGCTGGAGAAATCATCGCCCGCATGCCGAGATCGCTGCATCGACTGGAAGTGCCGTCGGGTTGCGATGCCATCACGCTGTTCATCACCGGCCCTTGGCTCCGGGTGTGGGGCTTCCATACCGCCGTCGGCTGGCTCACGCACAAGGAATACTTCCGCATCTTCGGAGAGCGTCAGTCGTGAGCCCGACAGACCGTCAGGCGCCGCCATGGGCTGCGCGCACGAGCGTGAAAATGCGCTGCCCGCGATGTCAGGAAACGAAGCCGGAAGCCAACTTTGGATTCGACAAGAGCGTGAAGGGCGGCCGCCGCAAGACCTGCAAGAGTTGCGACACAGCCAGGCGCATCAAGGCCAATCAGCTGGTGCCACGATGAGCGCGAACCCTCTACAGATGCCCGGCCAGGCCTTTCACTTGGACTTGCGCAACCCGAACCCACGCAGCAGCAAGAGTAAAGAGGGGCCTGTCTACCGCGTGAGCTTCGAGGTCGATCAGGACACCTTTCTGGCATTCATGGATGCGCGCACGAGCGGCCTTTATCTCGCGTGTGTGGCGACCGTGGTCGACGGGGTGCAAGGAGGCCCCGCGCCTGCAGCTGAGCCAGAGAAACGAGATGCAAAGCGCTGACAGTTCGCGATTCGAATCAAAGATCAAGGTTGATGGCAACGGTTGCTTCGTATGGCAGGCCGGCATTTCCACCCAGGGTTATGGAAAGTTCAAGGTTGGAGGAAGGACGGCGCTAGCGCATCGCTGGAACTATCAACGCATCAAAGGCGAGATCCCCAACGGGAAGGTGCTTGACCATTTGTGCCGAAACCGTCGCTGCGTGAATCCGGACCATCTGGAAGTGGTGGAAAACCGGGAGAACGTGCTTAGGGGTATCGGCCCATCAGCGACAAACGAAAGCAAAACGCACTGCGTGAAAGGTCACGAATTCACGCCGGAGAATACGTACCGCCGGCGTAACGGGAGGGAGTGCCGAAGCTGCTGGGAGGACCGCAGACGACGTGATGGAGCCATCAAACGGGAAGGATCCTCCGCTCAACGCGGCGTTTCCTGGAAGAGTGATCGGCAGAAGTGGCTCGCGCGCGTTTACGAGGATTCAAAGCCAAAACACCTGGGCCATTTCGCGACCGAATCAGAAGCCATCGCAGCGGTTCAGTCCTACAACTCAATTCACGGAATCTGTTCATGACGCCTGACGCTGTCGAAATCTTCAAACGGACGATGGTGATGTTGGAGCGCCGCCGGTGCAGCGATGGCGACGCACTGATGCTGACGGCCATGTATGTCAGCTACGTGCGGCAACGCATGGCGCGCATCGACCCGACCGCGCCGCGCGCGGAGGTAGAAGCGCAGATCCTCGAGGCGTCCTATCACGCCGACTCACTCATCGCGCTGCCTGTGGACGGCTGACGATGGCGCTGAATTGGAAATCGGAGCGGCGGGGCGAGGAGTGGCGCGCCCATCCTTATGTCATCGAGCGCTTCGAGATCATGAGGAATGCCAAGTGGACGGGTGAATTCCTTTTCAGTCTGCACCTGGTGCGGCCAAGGCCGGGCGGGGGCGAGATCCGCGAGCTGCTCCGGGCTCGCCTGATCTCGGTCGAAAGGGCCAAGCAAGTGGCGGAAAACCATCTGAAACGCGAGAAGGGGGCCGCTTGAGCGACACCAACATCTACGTGCTGCGCGGCGAGGCCCGATTGTGCAACTGGGGGAACTGGTGTGCGGGCGACACGGCCAGATCGCTGCGCGAGCCTAATCAGTCGCCGATCGCGCGCCTGTACCAGCCCGAGAAGGGCGACACCTACGAGGAGGATTTGATGCCGACACCTCTTCCTCCGAACGATGAAGAGGCAGCGGCCGTCGAGCGCCAGGTTCTGGCGATGGCGCTGATGGATCGCTCGCTCCTCTACTACGCCTACGTCCTGAAATACCCGGTGTCGTCCGCTAGGCGCGGCGTGCCCACGCTCGTCCGGCGCACCGGGCTGTCTGAGGAAGCTGTCAACGCGCGCCTCGCACGCATTTGCGAGAACGTAGGGAGACTGAAACTCTGAAAGCGACGAGGGGCTTGCATCCGGGATCGGGATTGCTATTATCTGGGGTGTGGGGGCATTGCCTCCGGAATTCGCGAAGTGACCGCCTGATGAACCCGCCTTGTGCGGGTTTTTTCGTTTCTGGAGCAATGGAGGACAGGGATGGCCGATCTGGAAACCCCCGCTGATGTGAGCGAGTTCGATCGTTTCGTGAACGCGGACACGTTGGTCGGCCCGTCGCCGGGTGAAATCTCCGGATCAGCGCTGCTTTCGCGGATTGTGAACCTCGAAGAGGCGATGCAGGCCCTGCGCACATCGCTGTGGCGTCAGGAATCCCAGATTCAGGACGCGCGTTTCAAGGTTGATGCGTCACTCCTGCTGATTGAGCAGATCCGGGCCGCCGTCGCGGCCGAAATCGCGCAGAACAAGCTCCACAAAGACGGCCACCGGCCAAGGTAATCGCCCATGGACTCGATCCCGGTCACCGCGTTGTCGATGGCCGAGCGGTTCATTGGCATCAAGGAAGCGCCTGGCGCTGCGGACAATGCCGCGGTGCTGGCCATGCTCCAACTCGACGCGAAGTGGGTGCGGCACGACGACGTGCCGTGGTGCTCCGCGTTCGCGAACTACATCGCGTGGCTGCTCAATCTGCCGCGCTCGAAGTCGCTCGCCGCGCGGTCCTGGCTGACCGTGGGTAAATCGGTGGGCCTGTTCGCGGCCAAGCCAGGCTTCGATGTGGTGATTTTCTCGCGCGGCTCCGGCCCTCAGCCCGGACCGCAGGTGCTGGATGCGCCCGGCCATGTGGCCTTCTTCGCTGCCCGCTCGCCCGGCATGGTGCGGGTCGTCGGCGGCAATCAATCGGACGCGGTGACGACGGATCTCTATCCGGCCGACCGCGTGCTTGGCGTGCGCAGACTGTGGGGTGACGCGTGATCTCGGATCTGAAATCGTGGTGGGAGTTCGGCCTGTTCCTGATCGGCGACGCCGCGTCGCTGAAGGACGCGATCCGACTCTATCCGGTGGGGTGCGCGTTCGGGATTTACTGGACTCAGGGTATCAAGCGGGCGCAGAAGCGCCGGAAGTGGCGCAACCGCGAGAACCTGACCCGCCTTGAGCTGCGCGCGCTGTCGAGCTGCATCGCGGGTGTGATTATCACCCTGATGGCGGTCGCGTTTTTCCCGGAAATGCCGAAGCGCCAGATCCTCGCGCACACCATTCTGGGCGGCGCGGCCGCGCCGATGATTATGTGGGCGGTCATCGAGGCGCTGCAGCTCGCTGGGCGCTGGCTGCCTTGGGCTGCGGACTACTGCCAGCGCGTCAAGACGGGCGACCGCCGGCGGTCTGATGAAGGCCGACCCCCTCCCGGCGTCGAGGATCGCCGTCTGCAAGACGAGACGGGCGAGTTCTGGACCGACGGCCGGTGATCAAGCTCCCTGATTGGAAGGATCCGATCATCTTCACGCTGCTGGTGGCGCTGGCCATCTGTGCGGTGCTGGCCATCGCGCAGCGCGTCCAGTTGGGCAACGCCCGCGAGCGCATCACGGCCCTCGAAGGAATTCGGGACACGCTGAACCGTGACATTGGGGTGGTCGAGACCCAGCGGGATGAGGCAGTCGCCAAGAATTCGCACATGTCCCGCCGCCTGGACGAACAGTCTCAGGCTATCGCGCAAATCAAGACGCAGGCTGAGGCCAGCCAGGCCAAGGCCGGCGCCGCGGCGCGCGTGGTGCTTGCCGAGCGCCCGAAACTGCCAGCCGGCCACGGCCCGGCGGTCATGAACGCGTGGCTGCGCGATACCTTCTCCTCGCGCTGATCCTCACTGGCTGCGCCCGGCAGGAGCCGCGCGTCGAGCGAGTGACGATCCGCGAGGCCGGCGCCCCCGTGCTCGTGCCCGTACCGGTGCCGTGCGCCATCGAGCCCGCGCTGCTCGAGCCGCTCGGCGTCGCGCTGCCGGAATTCATCCTGGCCAACCCGCCGGCCGTGAGCGGCCTGACCGCAGAGAACGAAACCCGCCTGCAGGCGTTGCTCGCCGCAATGGACCAACGACTGCGCGGCTGGAAGGTTTGGGCCGAGGGCTGCGGGACAACCGCGGCCGAAGCGCCCGACAGATAACCATTCCCGCCCCCTCCCAGCGTCCGCCGTGGGGCGCGCAGGTGTTCTCACAAAGTGCCTTGGGTCGGGACGTGCGTTCATGGGGCGCGCGGCTGTTAACAGGCTGTAAGACACCGCACGGCACCATCAATCGAGGAGGGCCGGATGGCCATCGTCCGTAAAACCGTCTACCAGCTCGACAACCGGGACACCTTCGACACGCTGGAGCAGGCGCTGGGCAATCTCCGGCTGCTCAAGCTGCAGGCGATGTTTGTGTCCCTGTTCCCGGATCAGAAAAACATGGTCGGGGCCTGGGCGAAGGTCTTTGCAGAGCGCAACGCCGAAATCATCACGGCGCTGCAGAACATCGAAACCGAATTGGCGGATGCCGCAAAAGATTACGAGGTGAAATAGCCATGACGACCCGCATTCTCATCGTTCACGACGAACTGACGGCGACACGCCTGGTGCAGTTCCGTGAGAACAACCCGGCTGCGGTCGGCCACGAACTGCCGTGGAACGACCTGTACCCGGGCGAGGTCGGCGCGGCCAACGTCACCGGCAACTCGCAGATTGAGATCCGCGAGGGTGAAGCCGTGCCGGCAGACCATGTGCCCATGGTGCCGGACTACGCGCCGTCGGCTGCCGCGCAGGGTCCCAACGGTGAAAGCGTGCTGGAGGTGGCGGATGGTGATTTCGTCATCATCAACGGCAGCCGATTCCCTGGCCTCGCGTTCCGGTGGATGGCCGATCCGGAGAATGTCGGGCGTCAGTTCACGCTGTTCTCGAATGAGGGTGGCGACGTGCATTTCTCATACGAGCTAGCGCCACAGGAGCCGGACACGCTGGGGCAGATGAGCATCGGCGGCGTTGTGACATTGCCGCCACCGGAAGGCTATCCGAGCGGCCTGGGCGATACGCTGCCGGGCGAGGCGATGCTTTCGGAGGTTCCGGACGCGCCGGACCTGACCATCCACGCCGATCAGGAAGTGGGCGAAACGGCCTAATCCTATGTCAGGCGGGTTCTACGTGTACGCGCTCATCGACCCACGGGACGGGCGAGCCTTCTACATCGGGAAGGGCTGCGGCAAGCGGGCACATGCTCACGTGCTTGCCAGCAGGCGCGGCGCGGAGCCCAACCCCGAGAAAGATTTGCGCATCCGCGAGATTCACGACACGGGTGCGGCCGTCGTTGAGCGCGTTCTGCGTCGATTCGACTCCGAGTGGGATGCGCTTGAGCTTGAGAGGCGGCTGATTCATCGGCTGAGGCGACGACTGACCAACATTGCGCATGGCGGCGCCGCGCAATCGGGGGAGGCAAGGCGACAGCGGGAACTCATGCTCAATCGCGCGCGTCTGGCGCGGTTCGAAAGGATTCGCGACAACCTCCCACGCAGCGCGCCCAATTACGTCTTTTCCACGTGCTTGGCGGCCATCGGTCATCTGTCGTCTCTTGTGGACGCAGAAAATGCCTAAGAAAATCGAACTTTCTGTTGCGCAACAGCGGTTTATTTCTGAGTACCTGAAGAATGGCGGCAATGCTTCTGCCGCTTTCCGAACTGCCTTCCCGCACTCGAAACGCTGGAAGGACACCTCAGTTCACGTGAAGGCTTGCAAGCTGCTGGCTACGGATAAGGTTCGGCTAAGGCTCTCATCTGTGGCGAGCGAGATAACCGCCGAGCAGAAAGTGACGCTTGAGCGCGTCGTGAAAGAGATCGATCGGATCGGGCATTCGGATCCGTTGATGCACATATACGGCGATGACGGTCAGCTCACCGATCCGAAAACTTGGCCCGAGGATGTCCGCCGATGTGTCGCGTCAATCGAAACCTTTGAAGAATTCGAAGGTGCCGGAAAGGACCGACGCTTGATTGGCTACACGCGCAAAGTGAAGTTCTGGCCGAAGCACAACGCCTTGGAAATGCTCATGAAGCACACGGGCGGCTACGAGCGCGACAACGAGCAGAAAAACCCATTCCGCAACCTGCCGCGCGAGCAACTGCGCGAGCTGGAGCGCCTGATCAGTGCACTTGAATCTGAATCCGTCGCTGGTGGCGCAACTCCAGCGCCTGACACCAGAGCAGCGTCGGGCGTCACTCATTGAGATTCGGGCCATCCTCAAGGGTAGCGCCCTTGAAGACCTGTTCCCGGATGACGGCCCGTACCGCCGCGAGCTGTACCCGAAGCACCTAGAGTTTTTCGAGGCTGGCGCCCGCGAGCGCGTTCGTCTGCTGATGGCGGCCAACCGCGTCGGCAAGACCCTCGCGGCGGGTTTCGAACTGGTGAGCCATCTGCGGGGCAAGTATCCCGCGTGGTGGACTGGCAAGAAGTTCACGAAGCCGATCAGCGCATGGGCCTGCGGCGACACCGGCAAGACCGTCCGCGACATCGTGCAGTTGAAGCTGTGCGGCGCGCCTGGCGCCATCGGGACCGGGCTCATCCCGGCCGACGACATCCTCAAGACGACGTCGAAAAGCGGCGTGCCGGACGCGTTCGATTCGGTGACGGTCCGCTCCGCGTTCGGCGAGTCGCGGCTCGCGTTCAAGAGCTACGACCAGAAGCGCGAAAGCTTTCAGGGCACAGAGCAGGACTTCATCGACCTGGACGAGGAGCCCCCGCTCGACGTGCAGAACGAATGCCTGCTGCGCGTGATGCCAACCGGCATGTTCACCGGCGGCCTGATGGTGCTGCCGTTCACGCCGCTGCGGGGCCTGACGCCGCTCATCCTGCACCTGCGCGACGTGGGCACGTGGGAAATCGGCATCACGTGGGACGACGTGCCCCACCTGAGCGAGCAGGACAAGGCGGACATCCTGCGCGAAACGCCGAAGCACCTGCGGGCATCGCGGTCGCGTGGCGTGCCGCTGCTCGGCGCCGGCGCCATCTTCACAGTGCCGGAGGAAGAGATCACGGTCGCGCCGTTCGCGATCCCGAAGCACTGGCTGCACATCGGTGGCGTGGACTTTGGCATCGATCACCCGTTCGGCGCCGTCGACCTCGTGCACGACCCCGATGGCGACGTGTTCTACGTCACCAAGGAATACCGCGTGACCGGCGCCGCGGCGCCCATCCATGCGTCAGCGCTGCGCCCCTGGGGTGAATGGATGCCGTGGGCCTGGCCGGCCGACGGCTTGCAGACCGAGAAGGGATCGGGCGAGCAACTCGCGGAGATCTACCGCAAGGAGCGGCTGAACCTCCTGCCTGAATTCGCCCGCTTCCCCGAGACCGGCGACGACAGCGAGCGCGAGGGCAGCCGCGTCAGTGTCGAGGCGGGCCTGTTCGAGATGGCCACCCGCATGGAGACAGGCCGCTGGAAGGTGTTCAGCACGTGCCCGAAGTGGCTCGAGGAATACCGGCAATATCATCGTGACGAGAAGGGCAAAATCGTGAAGCTGATGGACGATCTGATCTCCGCCTCGCGCTACGCGATGATGATGATCCGATTCGGCAAGACCGGGCCGGATCGCGCCAGCGGCGTCAACCATGCTCGCGTCCGCCGCGGCAAGGTGATCTGATGGCCCAGATCGTACCCGCCGGCAACGCGGCCGTTGTCGACCAGCTGGAGGAGCAGGAGTCGACGACGAAGCCTGGCAGCGCCGGCGGCCAGGAGCTGACGTCACGCGAGTTCATGGGCTGGGTGGACGAGATCCATTGGCAGCCGGACTGGCGCGCGATGGCCGACCGCGACTGCGACTACTACGACAACAACCAGCTGGACCCCGATACGCTCGCCGAAATCGAGCGGCGCGGCATGCTGCCGGTCGTCAAGAACATGATTCAGCCGACCATTGATGTCGTGCTGGGCCTCGAAGCGAAGATGCGCACGGACTGGCGCGTCAGCGGCGACAACGACCAGTTTGCCGACGTTGCGGAAGCGCTGAGTCAGCGTCTGTTCGAGGCGGAGCGCGAGTCGCACGCCGATCGCGCCATTGCTGACGCGCACGCCGGCCAGGTGAAGGCCGGCATCGGCTGGGTCGAAGTGGTCCGCTCATCGGATCCGTTCCAGTTCCCCTACGAAGCGAACAGCGTCCACCGGCGCGAGCTGTACTGGGACTGGAACGCGCGCAAGCCGATGCTGCAGGACAAGCTGTACCTCATCCGGCGCCGGTGGTTCTACACGGATCAGGTCAAGGCCTTCTTCCCGAAGTTCAAGGACGAACTGAGCCGGATGGGCGAGGGCTTCCCGCTCGACACGCTGCTGACCGGGCGGTTGGAGAGTGCGCATCGCGGCTTCGAGCAGGCGCAGGAGCTGCGCCTCACGCTCGAGGAGTGGGAGTGGCGCAACCCATCGAACAACCGCATCGCGCTGTTCGAAGTCTGGTACAGCCGCTACGTCCGCGGCTACGTGCTGAAGCTGCCCGACGAGCGGACCGTCGAATTCGACCGCCAGAACAAGTTCCACATGGCGGCGGTGGCGTCGGGCCGCATTCGGCCGCAGCCGGCGGTGTACTCGAAGCTGCGCCGGGCCATCTTCGCCGGGCCGGTGAAGCTGGTCGACATCGATGCCGGCCGCCGCGATACGTCCTACGTGCCGTTTTTCGGCTACCGCGAGGATCTCACCGGGATCCCCTACGGTCTCATCCGCACGATGATCAGCCCGCAGGACGAAATCAACGCGCGCACGCAGAAGATGCTGTGGCTGCTCGGCGCCAAGCGCGTGACGATGGATGCCGACGCGCTCGACAAGGAATCGAACGACGTCTCGGAGGTGCTGGACGAGATCACGCGCGCCGATGCGGTCGTGGTGATGAACCCGAACCGCACCAACCGCGACCAGTACGCGTTTCGCGTCGACGAGAACCTGTCGCTGGCCGATGCGCAGTTCAAGATCCTGCAGGAGAACAAGACCGATCTGCAGATGGTGCGTGGCATCTTCAACGCAATGCTGGGCAGTGAGTCGGGCGCAACGTCCGGCGTGGCCATCAATTCGCTGGTGGAGCAGTCGACCACGGTGATGGCCAGCATCATCAGCAGCTATCAGGACAGCCGGCGCGGAGTCGGCAACCGCCTGGTGGAGTTGATTGTGCAGGACCTGACCGGCCGTCAGGTGGAGGTGCTGATCGAGGAGTCAGGCGCGAAACGCAAGACCATCATCCTCAATCAGCCCTCGCGCGACGAGCAGACCGGGCAGCCCTACCTCAAGAACGACGTCAGCCGCTCGCGCTTCAAGGTCGGCGTGCTCGACGTGCAGACGGCACCGGCCTACCGCCAGCAGCAGCTGACGATGCTGTCCGAAGTGATGAAGGGTTTGCCGCCCGAGATGCAGGCCATCCTCGCGCCGGCCTACCTCGAAATGACGGATCTGCCGAAGCGCAAGGAGATGGCGGAGCAATTCCGCAAGCATCTGGGCCTGGTGGACCCGGAAGGACTGCCGCCGGAGGAGCGCGCGCAGGTGGAGCAGCAGATGGCCGAGCAGGCCGAGATGGCCAAGCGCATGGCGCTGGCACAGCTCGCCGAGCAGGAGAACAAGGCCGCGAAGCTCAAGGCGGAGGCCGACAAGGTCGCCGCGGAAGCCGCGAACATGGGCGCCGCCGACGGCCAGGCCAACGAAGCGGTGATGAAAGCGCAGCAAGCCGCGCAGGAGCAGGTGGCCGCGCTCACCCATCAGGTGCAGGAGCTGCAGCGAGGCATCGCGGACAAGCGCCTCGAGATCGCCGCTCGCTACAAGGCCGACACCCTCAAGGCGAAGCTGGAAGCCGCGTCCAAGGTCAGGTCGACCGAAGTGGGCGGCGTCAGCGACAAGGCCGTCGCGCAACTCAAGGAGCTGGTGTCATCCCTGCAGGCCGATCTCCGTGAGATGGAGCAGCGGATGAAGGCCGAAAGCAAGGACGCTCTCTACGCCGAGCGCGATCGAAGTGAGGGCAGGGCGGAGTCCGACACATCGAAGATCCTGAAGCAGCTGATGGAGTCCAGCGAAAAGCGGGACGACTCCATCGCGTCTGCAATCGAAGATTTGGGCGTGATGATGGCCAAGGCGCACGAGCAGGTGCGCGAGGCCATTGCTGAAACCAACAAGGCCGGATCTGAGCGGTTCGAGAAGCTGGCCAGCATGGTGGCCGCAGAACTCTCTGAGGGAGACGAGAAATGAAGATGTTCAAGAACCGATTTGTCCTGTTCGCACTGGCGCTCCTGCTGCCGATAGCTGCCGACGCCGCGCTCAAGTACAGCGCCGCCGTCCGCATTGCGCGCCTTGACTCGGTCGAATCGACGATCAGCACGTCCGCGGTGCTCAAGATTCGCTCAGGGACCGCGCCGTCCGGCGGTTGTGCCGATGCCGACGCGGGCACGGCGCTCGCCGTCATGACACTGCCGTCCGACTGGATGGCCGGTGCGAGCGGTACGACCACGGTCACGAAGGCCAAGAGCGGCACGTGGGAGGACACCAGTGCAGACGCCGGTGGCACGGCTGAGCATTTCCGCATCTATGCCAGCGACGGCACGACCTGCCATGTGCAGGGCTCCGTGACCGGCAGCGGCGGTGGTGGCGACATGATCGTCAACAACACCAGCATCCTCATCACACAGCCGGTCGTGGTGACCTCTTTCACAATCACGAGCGCGAACTGATACGCCGTGAGCCTGATCCTTCCGCCGTGGGCGTTTGCCTACTGCACGGACTGCGAGCCCTCGACGCCGAGCTTTTCGAGTCACGGCGTGTCTGTCACGCCCGGCACCAGCAACGCGGACGGCACGCCAGTCACGCTCATCGCCGCCATCGGGCACGACGTGCACCGACTGGTGGTGCATGTCAGCGACACGGCAATTGCCAGCGCCGCGCACTATGCGCTGCTCGACATCCTTACCGACCCGGCAGGCGGAACGTCGTGGGGCGCGTGGATTGACGATCTGCTGTGTGGGTTTCTGGTGTCGAACTCGGGCGTGCAGGATTCCGGTTTCTGGCTGGACTTCCCGATCTGGCTGCCGGCCGGTTCCAGCATCGGCGCGCAGATGCGGACCTCGCACACAGTCGCCGGTACGCCACGGGTCAGCGTTTGGGCCTTCGGCGAGCCGAGCCGGCCGGATATGTGGTGGTGCGGGCAAGGCGTCGAAACGCTGGGGGTGACAGCGGCCAGCAGTCGCGGCACCTCGCACACGGCGGGCGTGAGCGGCGCATACAGCTCGTGGGCCAGTGTCGGCAGTCCGACGACCAAGCGCTTCGGCGCCATCCAGCTTGCGCTTGGCGGCACGGATGCGTCGGCGGCAGCGAACTCCTTTCACTTTCAGGTCGGCAAAGGCTCGCAGCCCTTGCCCGGCTTTCCGCTGCTGCTGCGCGGCACGGGCACCAACGAGAACGGCGCACAGATGGGGCCGGGCGGCCCTGTCTGGTGCAACGTCGAATCCGGCGCTCAGATGCAAGTACGCGGACGCGGGAGCGCTGGCGCTTCAGAGGCGATGGATGTCGCCATCTACGGAGTCTACTGATGGCCATTTCACAAGCGTTCAGCGGCACCGAGACCGTCAGCACGACGGAGCACAGCCTGACGACCGACACGGCCGGGCCTGATGTCGATACCACGGACGGTATTTTTCAGTGCTTTCTCGATCTGTCGGCGATGGCTGCCGGCGACATCTTCGAGTTCCGTTGCTACGAGAAGGTGCTCGCCGCGAGCACGCAGCGGTTGTGCTACGTCGCGACGTTCGCCGGTGTGCAGGCGCAGCCCGTGTGGGTCAGCCCGTCGCTGATCCTGCTGCACGGTTGGGACATGACTCTCGACAAAATCGCCGGCACCGATCGATCGATCGACTGGTCCATCAGGAGTGTTGCGTAATGGCCGAGTACAAAGAGGTCGCGATCACGGGCAAGCGCTGGACGCGCACGAACAAGATCACGATCAACATCGCGCCGGATGGATCGGCGACCGCTCGCTTCAGCGAAGAAGAAATCACGGTGCTGAGCGACGGCACGACGACCAACCGGCCGACTGAGACGCTGCCGGCCGACATTGACCCGTCGATCGCGCAGGCACTCATCGACAAGTACCTGCAGGTGGCAGACGAGCGCGACAAGTGCCCGCCGCCCGTGGTCGCTGAGGCAATCGAGCCCGTCTAATGTCCTGGCTGTTCAGCCCACTTGAGGGCGGCGCACAGCAGCAGTCCGGTATAACCGGCATCACGGCCGACGCGGCGCTGGTCGAATCCGATGACACGGTCAGCGCAGCCGTTTCGGTTACGGTTCAGGCCTCGGCGGGCATCACCGAATCCGATGACACCGTCAGCGCGGCGGCATCGGTCACGGTTCAAGCGACCGCAGCGGTCACGGAGGGTGACGACACCCTGACGGCCGCGGGCAGCGTAACCGTCCTGGCTGAAGCGGCGATCACGGAAGCCGGCGACACGCTGGTTGCTGAGGCGGAAGTTGCGCCGGATGGCATCACGGCAACGGCGGCGCTGCAGGAGGGTGACGACACCGTCGCGGCGACGGCGAGCGTCACGGTCAACGCTGAGGCGGCCATCGTCGAAGGCGCTGACACGGTGGCTGCCGCGGCCACGGTCGGCGGCGATCCAATCACTGCTGACGCTGCCATCGTCGAGTCTGACGACACGCTGGCGGCGACCGCATCGGTCACTGTGCAGGGCCAGGCTGCGATCACGGAGGCGGGCGACACGCTCGCAGCGACGGCGACGACGCCGGTTTCAGATCCGGGTCCGGTGGCGCAGGGCGGCGGCGGCCCCGATGAAGACGACGACGCCGAAAAGCACTACGCCGAGCGGCGCAAGTTCATCCAGAAGCAGACTCGCAAGGTCGAGCCTGTTGCGGCGGCGGTCCAGAAGGCCGCGGCCACTCATAACCCCAAAGCGCCATTGGCGGCGCCGGCCCAGCCGCAGAAGGCTGGTGAGGTTGCCCGCGCAACGGATGCGCAGGCACCCGCGAGGACAAGGCCGACGGCGGCCCCTCGCCCGGCGCCGCAGCTCGAGGTGCTGGAGGAACTGGTCGCGACCGTGGATGCCGCGATCGAAGTGAACGCGAAGCGCCAGGCGCGCCAGCGACGACAGAAGCGACTCAAGGCCCTGCTGCTACTGGCAGCGGCCGCATAGGAGATCCCGATGATGCGATTCATGAAGGCCGTCGCGCGCGGCCCGGCGAAGCTTTGCCTCGAGGCCGGCCGACTGGCGGCGCGCACGATGGTCGTGCTGGCCGTTCTGGTGGCGGTGCCGATGGGCGCGTTGCTGGCGCCGCAGTACCTGCCGGTGCCGAACGCCTACGCGCAGTTCTCGGCTGGCGTGCTCAAGACCATCTCCGCGCTGACCGGCGAGGCTGAGGTGCTCAAGTCGACGGACGGCGCGCTGCACGCGTTCGGCCAGCTGCTGGAATGCGAGGACGAGGCCGCCCTGCTCTGCCGAGTGCGCGACGGCGCCGACGAATACGAGGTGGTGACCGCCACCGCGACCGATGTCCGCCTCGGCACCGCCGGCGCCGATGGCGACTACCTCGCCGGCATCCGCATCGACGCCGCGTCCGGCACGTGCGACGTGAAGGACGGCAGCACCGAAATCTTCGACATCGACGCCAGCGCGGTGAGCAACGTCGAGATCCCGGTCGGCCTGGTGGCGACCGCCGTCAACGGCTGGGCCATCAACTGCTCAGCCGGCGCCCGCGTCATCGCGCGCGGCATCTACGACACGCCGTGATGAGCGAAGCCCATTTCAATCGCCAGGGTGCCGTGATCATCGGCTCGCGGCCGTGCGCTCAACCGCTTGTCGCTTCGGTGGCGTCAAGAGCCATGTTCGATTCGCTCTTCGGGCCTGAAGCCAAGGCTGCGGAAGGGCGTCGCCGCGTCAGCGAGTTGCGAAAGGCGTGCGGCGTAGAGGCGGCGGAGGTGGAGGGTGTCATCACGGTCGCCCGGATCCATGCGGTCATCAACGCCATCGACGAGGCGGCCAAATGAAGCGGTTCGCGCTGTTCCTGCTGGGCGTGCTGCTCAGCGCGCCGGCTGGGGCGGCTTCCACCTACCATATCAAGTTCGGCTTGGCGACGGGTGCGAACAATGGAACATCGAAGGCGGACGCGTGGCGCGATTGGGGCTCGCTCAACTGGACGACCCTGACGACAGGGCTGCCGAATGTGCTGTGCATATACGGCGCGCAGACAGCGACGCAGGCCTTTGCGGGCAACGGATCCTCCGATGCGGCGCGGCTCACCCTAAAGTACGACTGCGACCCCAGCGATCCGGGCTATCTGCTCATCGCATCCGGTAGCTGCTACAGCAGCACGACCAGCCGCAGCTATGTCAGCTTTGTCGGGTTGGACGTGCGCGGCTTCACCGGCACTTGCCTCGATGTGCGCAGCGCCGCGGCCGTGCGGTTCGTGAACGGCCGCATCGTGGGCGCCTCGGTGGCGCAGGGCCGCGATACCGCCTTGATCATAGGCTCAGGGGCGACGATCACCGGCTTCCGAACCAAGTTCGCGAACATCGCGACGCGCGGGTGCGTGGCCTGCTACCTGTACGACATCGTGATCGACAGTGCGGGCGAGCGCGGATCGTCCGGCAATCAGGATGGGCTCGCGCTTGACGACGACCTGGCCAGCGTCGGCTGCGAGGGCGCAGTGCTCGACAACATCACCGTCCTCAATCAGGGCTCGTCGCAGGGTTCCGGCATCGACTTCCAGTGCAGTTTCGGCACCGGGAAAGTCACCGCCCGCAACCTTTTCGTGCACGCGTCTGAGGGTGTCGGCATCACGGTCGGCAGCAATGCCACGCTCACGCACGACATTTCGGCCTCGGTCAGCGCCGCAAACGGCTCAAATGCCTGGTATCAGAAGACCAACGGCACGCAGGCCACCTATTCTCACATCGTCGGCGTGCAGCCCGATGGCAACGCCAACTCCGCCTTCCGTTTCGGCGATGGCTCGTCCACCGGGATGGTCGCCTCGGTGGTCAACTCCATTCTGTCGGGTGACTCGCAGACGATGGCGCTGACCAACGCGAGCGGAACGCTCACCGATCATCACAACGACTACGACGGCCCGCTGTACAGCACGACGAACGGCACTCGGACGCTCGCCCAGTGGATTTCTGACGGTCAGTGCGCGGCTGGCGGATGCAGCAGCGCCGCGCCCCGGTTTGTCGGCGGTCCAATTCCGTCGACGCGGAACGGATTTCAGTTGATTCCAGCGTCGCAACTTTGTGGCGTTGGCGCTCCAGTTCGGCCCCGCGCGCGTGACGGCCTAGGCCGTCTGTTCGACCGCTACCGTCCCGCCATGGGCGCCTTCGAGTGCGCCCGCGTGCCCACCTCGAGGGCTGCACGATGATGCGTCGCGCGCCGCCGTTCCTGCTGGGGCTCGCGCTCACGCTGCCAGCATGGGCCGGCGTCGATGTGATGTTCGTCCGCTCGGATGCGGATTGCGAACGCAATGGCTGCGGGCTTCAGAACGGCTCCAGCAGGCTCAACGCCTGGCGCACCTTTGCCGGCCCTGCCTATGGCGCGTCGGACGGCACGGCCAATGTCGTGGACCCAGAGGACATCCTCGTTCTCTGCAGCGAGGATTTCGGTCCGGCAGACGTCGACACGGCGACGGTGATGATCGCGCCGAACAACAACATCAGCGGCACATCGACGACTGCGCGCACCCGGTGGACAGGTGACTGTTCGCCCTACGGTGGGCCGAAGATGGCCAAGGTCAACGGCGGCGGGACCATTGATCGCGGGTTCGACGTTGGCAGCACAAACCGCCAGTACATTCAGATCGACAATATCGAATTCTATGGGTTCGATCAGTACGGAATCATCAATCAAGGCCTTGCGACTGATGCCGATTACTGGCTCGTAGAGGCCAATTACATACACGACATCCGCGGCCTCTCGTCCGATTGCTGGTTCGGGCGCGGATCCGATGTCTCGCTCGTCGGCAATCGGTTCGACCGCTGCGGGCAGGACAACGTTTATCACGAAGGGGATCGGTTCGTTTTCCGGTCGAACAAGGCATCAAATCCCGGCATGGATGCTGCAGGCACGCAGGGTGACAACCTGCAATATGGCACGACGGAGGCAGAAGGCTTCGATATCTCCGAGAACCTGCTCTCGTCTCAGACTGACGTGAAGCAATGCGCGATTGTCGGCGTGAACGGATCACCAACGTCCGGAATCCTGACGGCGAATCAGTGTGACGGGCCAAGCGCCACGGCGGCGCTTCATTCAGCTTTCTTTCTTCAGGGGACCGGCACTGTCATCGCGCAGGGCAACTACGCGAAGGAATCTCGCTACCTGATTTACGCCGCAAGCGGCGTCAAGCTGATTGGCGACGGCAACATCGGGCATGACCTCAGTGAGTACGGCATTCAGTGCGGCACCGGCGCGACTGACTGCGAGTTGACGCACAACACCGTGGCGCGCGTGCCAGTGTGCTTCAGCACCGAGTCCGCATCGGGCACCAGCAAGATCGCCAACAACATCGGCGCCGACTGCACCACGGCTGGGATCCGAAAGAACGCAGGCGACACCGAAACGGGCAACGACCTGTATCGGGTCAGCAGCATGGTGGAAAACGAGACCACACCGACCGCCCCTAGCGCGAGCACCGTGACTACCGCCCCGGGCTTCGTCGGCGGCACACAGCCCAACACCGTGAACGGCTTCCGCCTCCTGCCCACGTCGCCCCTGTGCGGCGCTGGCGTCTACGCAGGCAAGTATTTCGACAAGACCGGCCGCCGCATCCTGCCGCCGGTCACGCCTGGTGCATTCCAATGCAGCTCAGGCCGAGCGCCCGCGCTGCGCTGAATAGATTCGCTCGCCCCGCGCGATAAAGGGGCAACCAACCAACCGGCCTAGCGCCGGTTTTTTTTCGCCTGAAATAAGGCGCTTCGCAGCCATGCGACAACTGGCAGAGGTGGATTGATGGACACAAACGAACAGACGTTCGCCATGGAGAACGACCCCGCAACGATGGACATGGACTCCGATGAGTTCAAGGCCGTCCTGAACGCGTTTGACTCCGATGGCGAAGGTGAGGCGACTGATACCGACGGCGGTGAATCCAACAAACAGGACGAATCGAGCGCGACGTCCGGCGCAGCGGATCCCAAAGACGGCGAGCAGGGCGATGCGACGAAAGTCGCGGGTGTGCTGAGCCCCGACGGCAAGCACATCATTCCTTACGGCGCGCTGAAGCAAGCCCGCGAGGAAGCGTCAACGCACCGCAAGGCGGCAGAGGAGGCGCAAGCCCGAATTGCCGAACTGCAGGCGCAGCTCAACCAGAAGCCAGGCGATGAGATTGATGTCGATGTCGACGACGGTGAGGCCAAAACGGCTGATCTGGACGCGAAGCTGAAGCAACTCGCCGATGACTTCCCCGAGTTCGGGGAGGTGGCATCCGCGATGCGTGCCCAGATCGCGGATCTCCAGAAGCAGGTCAATGGCTACAACGTCGAGCGACAGGCCAAGCAACAGGAAGCGGCGAACCAACGCCAGCAGACCATGCGCGAGGCCATCGACAGCAACCCGCATCTCTCGCTGTGGGAAACGGAGCAGCCCGAAGCCTGGGAGCGCGCAGTGGAGTTCGACAAAGTCCTCCGCGAGCGCCCCGACTGGAAGGGCAAGCCGTACAGCGAGCGTTTCGAGAAGGTCGTCGCGCTCGTGCGCGCCGATTTCCCCGACGCCAAACTCCCCGCATCCATCAGTCCACCGTCCAAGGAGACCAAGGTCGAACTGGAGGCGAAGGTGCAGGCCGCGCTCGATGAAGCCGGCGAGTACGTACCCGAGTCCCTCTCTCACATTCCCGGTGGCAAGGCGCCCAGTCAGAACGACGGCCGTCTAGATCCGGTGGACCTCGAAGCCTTCTTCGAGAAGGCCTCTCAGGACCAGATTGACGCCTATCTGGCGAAGTTCGGCTAACGCCGCTTTCTCCGCGGCACACCCACAAACACCCCGCTTCGGCGGGTTTTTTTTTGGACGATGAAAGGAAACTGATATGTCTCAGACCTCCGTTCCGTCTGGGGGCGTGCTCGTCAACAAAGAGTACAGCGTCGCTCTGTTCGCGCAGCAGCTTCGCTCCCCCAGCATTGCAAACATGCTCACCGGCCCGGCCCCGCAGATGTCTGCGGCCTCCCGGAAACTCCAGAACCAGACCAACCCCGGCATGCCGGTGGTGCGCGTCACCAACCTGGCCAAGACCTTCGGCGATACGGTCTCGGTCGATTGCGTCGACATCATCGGCGGCAAACCGATTGCCGGCGACCAGAATGCGGAAGGTCGCGGCTCGCCGCTGTCCTTCAGCAGCATGGACGTGAAGATCAACCTGCTCACGAAGGTGGTCGATGCCGGCGGCAAGATGAGCCAGCAGCGTACCCGCCACAACCTCAAGACGCTCGCGAAGGACAACATCTCCGGTTACATGCGCCGCCTCGAAACGGCGCAGACGCTGGTGCATTTGGCCGGTGCGCGCGGCGAGCAGGTCGGTCTGACCTGGCCGGTTCCGCTGGCCAGCGATCCGGACTACGCGGACATCATGATCAACCCGGTCAAGGCGCCCACGTACAACCGGCATTACGTCGTCGACCACGCCAGTTCGCAGCTCGATTTGGTGAAGGGCGGTCAGCAGATCGCCAACCTCACCAACGCGTGCTTCCTGAAGCTGGAGCACATCGACTACATGCGCGCTCTCATCGACGGCCTCGAGTTCCGTCCGCAGCCGATCAAGATTGCGGATGACCCGGCGGCCGAGGATGATCCGCTGTACGTGTGGCTGGTGCCGCCGAACAGCTGGCGCCATCTGATCACCAACACCGCGAACACGGTGCTGCGCACGTTCCAGCAGAACGCGTGGAATCGCGCGAACTGGGGCAGCAAGCACCCGCTGTTCAAGGGCGAAGTCGGCATCTGGAACAACATTCTCGTCAAGAAGATGGATTACTCCATCAGCTGGGACGCGGATGGTGCCGGCACGATCGGGTTCAACGCGTCCACGGACACGGCGGGGCAGGAAACTGGCTCGGCGAACATCCCGACGATCGCGAACTTCACGATCGAGCGGACGCTGTTGCTCGGCGCGCAGGCGCTGGCCAACTGCTACGGCCGCAACCAGTCGTCGGACTACTACTACGGCTGGCTCGAGCGCAAGTACAACTTCGAACGCCACACGGAGATCGCGGTCGACGTGATGGGCGGCAAGGCGAAGTTGCGCTTTTCCCCGCCGGACTCCAACGGCGATCCGGTCCTCACCGATCACGGCGTGTTCGTCATCGACGTCGCGGCCAAGAAGATCGTCTAAGCCAGAAAGGAAACTGATATGGCGAACTACAATCCGGCAGATCCCTCCCCGGCCTTCGCGTGCAACTTCGGTAACCGCTCGGTCTTTACCGGCCTGGCGGTTACCTTGGCGGCGCTGGCCATCAACGACAAGGTGCGCCTCTGCCGCGTACCGGCGGGCACGAAAGTGGACCGCGTTGTCGTCAGCAACCCCGACCTCGACAGCGGCACCACGCTGACCACGAAGCTGGGCTTCGAGCCTATCGACGGGTCGACCGTGGCGGGCGCTGACGTCGCAGTCCATGCGGCGGGCGCTACCACGTGGCGCGCGGCCGCTGTCACGACCTACGAGATTTTCCCGCCCTACGTGGTGACGAAGGACTCGTATCTGACGGCGGTGGTAGGCGCTGCTGGCGCCACCAACGTCGGCACGGTCTACGGCAAGGTCGAAGGCGAGAGCCTCGGCCCGAAGTAACCGCGTCGGGTCATTTGAGGGGCGGCCTCCGGGTCGCCCCTTTTCAATTCTGGAGGACACGATGCCCAAGCTTTCGAACAAGGCGCGCAAGCCGAAAGCGGCGGATGCCGTCGAGGCAGCGCCGTACACGGTCCGCGAGCCGACTGAGGGCCGCCGCTATGGCCCGGAGCTGGACGCGCAGACGCAGGAGGAAGTCGCGCCAGGCATTCGCGGGCTGAACCTGCCGGCGATGAATGAGGCGCAGATTCGGCAGTTCGCGATGCAGAACTACGGTCGCCGCTTCGCTGAGAACGAGACGCGCGAAGCCATGACCCGCACGGTGATGGCGGACATGGACGTCGGCCCCGGCGCGCGCTACGCCTGATGGCCGTCACCCTGCAGCAGGTGGTCGATCTGGCCCGGTCGACGCTCAACGATGATGACAAAGTCCGTTGGCCGGATGCCGAGTGCCTGGGTTACGTGCAAGGCGGGCTGGACGCGGTGCTCGAACTGCGCCCGGACCTATTCATCGGCAAGTTCAACACCTACGACAGTTCGGCCCTCACGCTGGAGAGCGCGCTGCCCATCGAGGAGCGGTTCCGGCGGCAGCTAGCGGACTACATCGTCATGCGCTGCGAGACCAAGGATGACGAGTCGGTGAACAACAACCGCGCAGCGCTCGCCTACAAATTCTTTGAGACGAGGCTGATCGGATGACCGCGCTCACTGATTTCTACGATTACGTGATGCCCGACCTGCCGAACGTCGGCAAGGATCTGGCGCTGCAGGCCATCCGGGAGGCATGCGTCGATTTCTGCGAGAACTCGCTGGTCTGGACGTATGAGATCCCGGCGATCAATGTCGTCGGCCTGACACACACCTACGCGCTGACCCCGGAGGCGAACGCCCGCATCGTCGACCTGCTCGAGGTCTGGTACAACGGCGTGCTGCTTATCCCGGCGGCACCGGCTGAGCTGGATGTGCTCTACACCACGTGGCGCACGTCGGCCGGCACCGGCGTCCCGGTCTACTACTTCTCGGAGCTGAATCGCGCCTCGGTCCGGCTGGTCAAGACGCCATCCGACAGCCTGACTGGTGGGCTGGTGGTGACCGTCGCGCAGGCGCCACTGGCCGCCGCGACGACCGTGCCTGATGTCATCTTCGAGCGCTACCGCCAGGCCATCGCGTTCGGCGCCAAGGCGCGGCTCTACGGCATGCCGAAACGGCCGTGGAGCGACAAGGCCCTCGCCGATACCAACGGCAACCGCTTCGATCAGGCCTGCGGGACCGCCAACATCTCCAAGACCAAATCGCATACGCGCAAGCGGCTGCGCACCACGGTGAATTTCCGATGAAGCGCGCGCTGCTGTTCCTGCTGGGGGTGGTGCTGAGCTATCCGGCGGTGGCCGCAACCAAGTTCGTCACCCAGTCCGGCGTCGCGACCTGGGCGAACTGCGGCGTTCTGTCGGCCCCGTGCTCCATGTCGACCGCGCAAACGAATGTGGCAGCCGGTGACACCATCTGCGCTTCCGGCCCGATGACGAGCGGCATCAATACGGCGACGGCGGGCAGCAGCGGCAGCAGGATTGTGCTCGATGGATCTGGTGAGGGGCTGTGTATCGGCGCCACGCCGGCGTCAACAGGAAACACCGGCAGCGCATTCAATTTCGTCACGATAGACCAGCCCTACTGGACGGTGAGGGGCTTCACTTTCGGAAGCATGAACAATGCAGCGGACGCGAATTCTCAGGTTGGAATCACCCCGGGTGGAGACTATGCGCTCATCGAGGACAATGTATTTGATGGGAACAACGGGACTTCCGCCTCGGGATACATGGGGATTATCGGGAACATCAACAACACGACAACCGACATCCCCGGGGTAACCATTCAGGACAACGAGTTTCGAAACTTCGGCCAGGACGCCATCCGCATGGTCCCGCGCAACGCAACTGGTGGGTGCACTGCGAGTATCGGAAACTTCGTGAACCTTCTGGTTCAGCGGAATCGGTTCAAGAATGTTCGGACCACGGTGCGCACGGGCGCGATCTACGCGAACGAGTCTGAACTGACCAGCTGCATGGATGGCCGCCCGGTCGGCTTTCGATACCTGTCAAACTGGGTGAACGGCACGACTCAGAACGGCGTCAACTTCGATTGCCAGTCAACGGGGGAGTGCGTTGTCGGGTGGAACACTTTTCGCGGCAACGGTCTCGGCGTATCGGACACCTATAACGTGATCCAGACCGGGAAGGCCGACGGTGGCCGGATCATCTTCAATCGAATCCTTGGTGGCGTCAGGGATCTCGGTGGCGCCGGCGACGGCAGCGGCATCATTGCCGACCATGCCGGCACATTCCGCACGCTTCAAACCCAAGACTTGTTCATCGGTTGGAACTATGTCGAGGGTGCAACCAGCAACACTGAGGCCTGCGGCATCATGGTTTGGTCGGCGGACAACGTGCTGGCTGTCGGCAACGTGCTCAACGGCAACCACATCAACCTGTGCGTGGCCAACAGCGACTCCACTGGGTTCAAGGCCTACAACAACACGATGGCCAACCCGGTCACGGAGAATGTTGAATACTCGGTATCGGCGGCTGCGTCGGAGCTGAAGAACAATATCCTCTACGGCGGCGTCAACGCGGTGGCCATCGAAGCCCCCAGCACCGCGCCGACGGACGGCGGCAATCTGATGTTCGGGCATACCGGCGCGCAGGTGTCGGGCACCTTCACTCCCAGCTCGCCGATTGTGGCCGATCCCCAGTTCAGCGGCGGGCCGCGCCCGACCACGGACACCGGCTTTCGCCTGAAGCCGACCAGCCCAGCCATCGGCGCGGGCGTGTACGTGGGCAAGGTCTACGACTACGACGGCGCGAAGATGCCGATCCCCGCCAACATCGGCGCCTTCGGTCAGCACATGGCCGCCTCGCGCCGCACGGCGACGATGCAGTGACCGCCATCACGCTGGAGAAGTTCGGCGGCATGCGCCCCAAGGTGGACGCGCGCCAACTGCCGTCGATGGCCGCGCAGGTGGCGGCGAACTGCAAGCTGTGGTCCGGCGCCATCGAGCCGATCCGTAAGCCGCTGGTGCAGTTCACGCCGACCAAGACTGGCACCATGCTTTCCGTGTACCGGGTCGATGACCGCGCCGGCGGCTCGGATTTCTGGCTGTCCTGGCCGCGCGATGTCGACGCCATTCGCGGCGCAGTCGTCGATACCCGTCAGCGCGTGATCTACACCGGCGACTTCGAGCCGCGCGTGACGACCGCCGAAATGGCGAGTGCGGGCACGGACACGGTCAATGGCGCGAACATCTACCCGGCCAGCTATGGCGACACCGGCACCAACTACCCGTTGGCCTACTACGCGCTGGGGGTGCCGAATCCGGTGACCGCGCCGGTCTGCGCAGTGTCAGGCGGGGTCGCGGCCGACATCACGCGCGCCTACTTCTACACCTTCGTCAACGCCTGGGGCGAGGAGTCCGGCGCGTCCGCGGTGCTGACGAAACTCGGCAAGCCTGACGGGACGTGGGCGCTGTCGCAGATGGATACGGCGCCGCTGAACACCGGCAGCATCGTCGGCGCGTCCTACGGTGCCGGCATCATCACGGCCTACACGCAGGGCATGAACTGGCTGAAGAGTGGCCACCGCCTGACCGTCGCCAGCGTGAGCGGCATGACCGATCTCAATGGCACGTGGACGACCACGGAAGCGCGCAACCGCAGCTTCACGACCGTCAGCCGCTCGCGCAACTCGAACGTGGCATCGCTGGTGCTGACCGGCGTCGAGGGCCTCGCGATCGGGCAGATCGTTGTCGTGGCCGGCCTCGGTGGCGTGAGCTACAACGGCACCTTCACGCTGACCGCGGTGACGGCATCCACCAATACGATTACCTATGCGTGCGTCGCCGCGAACGAGGGCAGCACAGCCGACACCGCCGGCAACGTGTCGATGGGGTACTTCAAAGTCGCCAAGGTGACCGCGCAGGCCTACTCGAGCGGCGGGACGTGGAAGCGTGATGCGCCGTGGAATGTCGCCGGCATGATCAAGCGCATCTATCGCACGCTGACGGGCAACGCAGAGACGATTTTCCAGAAGGTAGCGGAGATCCCGGTCGCGACCACGACTTATTCGGACGTCATCGCGGACACCGCGCTGGGCTCAGCCTTCGCGACGGAGGGATTCGACACGCCGGACGGCGAGATGAGGGCGGTTGTCTCGATGCCGAACGGCATGACAGCCGGCGCCAGCGGCACGGAGGTCTGCTTTGCGGAGCCATACAAGCCCTATGCCTGGTTGGCGGAGTACCGGCAGCCGGTCAACTGGCCGGTGACGGGGCTGGGGGTGTTCGGCCAGACGCTGGCCGTCGTCACGACCGGCACGCCTTACCGCGCGGTGGGCACGCACCCGGAAGCCGTGTCGATGCAGATCGGCGAACTGCCGTTCCCCTGCCAGTCGAAGCGCGGCATCCAGTCGCTGGGCTGGGCCGTCGTCTACCCGACGGACGCGGGCCTCGCGATGATGAGTCCGCGCGGCGACGAACTGGTGACGCGCGACTACTACTCGCGCGACGAGTGGCAGAGCCAGGCCAACGGCGGGGTCTTCGCCGCGTCGATGGTGTTCGAGGGGCGCTACTACGCGTTCTGGCAGTCGGAGGATGTGATCGATTACGCCATCGTGGTCGATGCTCAGGAGGCGGCTGCCGTCATCACGCAGAGCACGGAGCGCGTCTATGGCGCGTGGATGGATCCCGAGTCCGGCATTTCCTACGTGGTCGACACGGACAAGAAGGTCTCGAAGTGGGATTCGGATCCGGCGCGCCGGCAGATCTACCAGTGGAAGTCGAAGGAATACAAGTTTGAGGCGCCCCTCAACTTCGGCGCGGCCCGCGTCGAGGCTGTATTCACGACGACCCCGGAGGAGACCGCGCAGATCGTTGCCGAGAACGCAGCGCGCGCGCTCGCCAATGCGGCCCTCATGGCGGCGATGCCGTCCGGCGTGTTCACGAACGATCCGCTCAACGGCTCGCTGGGATCGGCGGCGTTCGCGACGCTCGCCTTTGCGGACACGCTGCTCCAGCCGATGCTGGCCGAGAACTCGCAATACGTGCAGTTCCAGATCATCGCGGCGAACGATGAGGGCACCAAGACGGTCCGCTTCTCCAAGACGCTGACGAAATCCGGCACGTTTCGCCTGCCGGGCGGATACCGCTCCGATGAGTACGAGATCAACATCGTCGGCAACGTCCGCACCCGCTCCGTGAAGGTCGCCGAAACCGCTGACGGCCTGCGCATCGCCTGATGTCATCCAAGAAGCCCGCACTGCCGCCGTCGACGGATCGGCGGTTCGCGGACGTGGTCAAGGAATGCGTCGAGCGAATGATGGGCCGCCGCGGCTCGAAGGTGACCAAGCTGGCCGCCCTCGATGCTGATGCCGTCACCAGCACACCCACCGCCGCCCAATACAACGCGCTGCGCGCCGACATGGACAAGCTCCGCGTCAAGTTCAATGCGCTGCTCGATCAGATAGGGGACTACGACTGATGGCCAAGGTCAAATACACGGACAACGCCGCGTCGCTGCTGACCGCGACGCTCAACAACGTCGACGATCCGGCGACGCTCTCGATCACCGCGGGCGACGGCGCGAAGTTTCCGGCGCTGTCAGCCGGTCAGTGGTTCCCGGTGGTCGTGGTCAAGACGACCAAGGCTTTCGAGAAGATGAAGTGCACCGCGCGCTCCGGCGACTCGCTGACCGTGACGCGCGGCCAGGGCGGGACAACGCTGCTCTCGTTCGCCATCGGTGACGTGGTCTATCTCGGGCCGACGAAGGAGTTCATGGACGAACTGCTTCTCGTCGAGGATGCGCAGAACGGCAAGCCGCATTACTGCGGCGTGGCCGGCGGCAGCGCGAACGCGCTCACCCTGCTGGGCGCTCCAACCGTCGGCAGCTACGTCGACGGCCTCGAGCTGGCATTCGTTGCGCTGGCCGGCAACACAAACGCTGTCGTGGTGGTCAACGTCGATGGCCTGGGCAACAAGAACATCAAGGATGCCGGCGGCGCGGCGCTCGGCGTGGGCGTCATCAAATCTGGCGGCAACTACCGAATCCAGTACAACGGCACCGCCGGCGAGTTCCGCATCGTCTCCGGCATCATCCCGACGTCGGTGCCGGGCGACTTCACGGTAGGCGGCCAGCTGTTCCTGCCGGGCGGTCTCGACATCATCCCGAAGAACACGAAGATGCTGTTCATCAACAGCGCTGCGCCGCCGGGCTGGACGTTCGACGCGACGCAGGCCGATCGCGTGTTCCGCGGGGCTGCGACTGTCGGCGCTGGCACCACGCAGGGCGGTACGTGGACCATCAGCGGGCTGTCGATGGCGCACACGCACCCGATCAGCTTCAACTCCAGCGCCGGCATCGGCACAGAGACTCAGGCAGTTGGCCAGACCCCGGGCATCGCGACCATGTCGTCGAGCCACTACCACACCGTCGTCGGCAACACCGCCGCCGCGAGCACATCGACTGTCTCGCACACGCCTGGCTGGCGCCCCGCCTACGTCGACACCATCGTTTGCAGCATGAATCGAGGCCCGTAATGGAACGCGTCATCCTGTCCCAGAAGTCCTACGCCGCAGCCTATCGCTGCACCGACTGCCCGCAGTCCAACCAAGCCGAAGGCTGTCCGAAATGGATAGAGTTGATCGAGACCAACACCGTGACCCAGCAGGAGCGCATGACCTGCGGCTGTGTTGATCAGCTGTTCCCCAACATCGCGGTGGAGCTGATCAAGGCCGCGAACCGTCCGGCCGCCGAGATCAGCGCGATGCGCGATCAGGTCGCGTCGACGATGGAGCGGGCCACGATGCAGGCGATTCAGGGGATCCACCGGGCGCGCGACGTCACGCCGGCGAAGGTCTCGCTGTTCGGCCGGTTGCGCCTGGCGCTGGGCGGTGCGGCATGATCAGCACTATCGCGCTCATCCTCCTCGCCGGCTTGTGCGACCGCGTGCGCGGCGGCTTCCCGACGTACCTCGTATTCGGCAGCGGCGAGGCCGACAAGCCCGCGTACATCGACACCCTGCGCGAGTTCTTCAAATTCGCCTACGGCATGGTGCTCGCGCTGATCGTCACGGATGTCTGGTGGCAGGTGCTGGCCGCCGGCCCGCTGTGGTGGCTCGGCACGCGGCAAGACTTCGGCGGCATGTTCCGGATCTACTGGCCCGACAAACCGGGCGGCTGGCTGCACATTCTTCGGGTGGGGGTCGTGTGGCCGCTGCCAGTGACGGCGCTGGCGTACTGGAACCCGGTTTTCTTCGTGTTCATCCCGGCCGGCGTCGTGGGCAACTGCTTCGCGCATCTGCTGGCGCTGCACACGCCGGCGGTACTGCCGCGCGCCGCGCTCGAACTGTGCACGAAACCGGCGTGGAGCGAACTCTACCGGGGCCTGTTCATCGCGGCGGCCGTCGCGGCCTTCGGATCGTCGCTGTGAAATTCCAGTTCAGCGGGATAGACGAGCACATCAAGGCGCTCGGCATGACGCCGCGCGACCTGTTCGGCAGCGAGCCGGCCTACGAACTGGCGGTCTCGCTGATCGAAATCTCGAACATCTGGGACGACTTCATCGACGGCGATCACGTGGCGCCGTCCGAAATCAACGCCGCCTTCTATGCCTGCCTCATCGAAATCCCGGCCAATCAGTTCTATCGGCAGCACTGGAACTCGATTCACGCGCTGATGCAGAACGCGATCCTGCAGTTTCTGTGCGCGAATCGATGGGAAAACGATAAGGATCCGCACGGGCTGGAGTTGGGGCACGTGCTGCGCTACGGCGTGGCGCATGTCGTCGCGCAAATCGTCATCCTCGCGAAAGGCGTGCAGCACGCGGCCGACGTCTTGCCGGCGCTGTACAAGGCGCTGTGCGGCGATCGAGTCGAGGACTACCGGGCTGAAATCATGAAACGAGGGGTGATCAACGATGGCTGACAATCCGTTCGGCGGTAAGAGCAAAGCCCCGAAGGCCGATCCGAACATCGGGCGGCTGGCTCAGACGGCGGAAGGTCTCGCTACTGAGGCCGCCGGCATCGGCCGCGATCAGCTGGCGTGGACCAAGGCGATGGAGCAGGCGCGCCTCGGCGCCGTGCGGCCCGCCATCGAGGAGCAGTTTCAGGTCGGCAGCGAGACCTTGGGGCGCGCGCGCACTCAGGCGAACCGCTACGACAGCGTCTATGCCCCGAACGAGGGGATTCAGGCGCTGGACGCGATGGGCGCGGGCTGGCTCAGCGTCGAGGAGCAGGGCCGCCTCCTCGAGGCGCAATCCGGCAATTCGCTGCGCTCGCTGCGCGACGCCTTCGACGCGGAGATCGCGTCCATCGGCCAGGCGCGTGCGCGTGACGCCACGAACCCGATCCCGGCCGACGCGAAGGGCGGGGCGGCGGTCGCGGCGCCCGCAATGGTAGCCGGCCGCTCCGGCATGCAGGCGGTGCCGGGTGTCGGCACTGCGGCGCCGCCAGTCCCAACCATCGTCAACAACCCCGCACAGAGCCAGCAGCTCTACGACCAGCAGGAAGCGGAAGCGCGCGCCCGGTTCGCGCGTGAGTCGGCTGGCCTGGAGAGCCAGCTCGGCTACCAGAAGGACCTGGTCGCGGCCAGCAAGGCGGCGGAGGACGCCGCATCCGGTCGCGCGGTCGCTGACGCGACGCAGGGCGAGGCGCGTTTCATCGACGGCCTGGGCGATGAGGCTGGCCGCATGGGGGTCGATCCCTCCCGCGTGCTGGCCAGCGCTGGCGCGCGCGCGCCGTCGGCAGCCGCCGCGGCAGTGCACGGCGGCAACACGGCCCGCTTCGCATTCCGCGATCAGAAAAGCCAGAACCTCGCGAACACGGTGCAGTCCGGTCGGCAGGCGACGCAGCTCGCCGACAGCGAGTACGGCCTCGGCCTCGACGCGCTGAACGCCGGCGTCGGCAACGTGAACAACACGTTGAATTCGAACATTGCCGGCCGCAATGATGCCGCCGGCTGGTACAGCGCCGGGATGTCTGGCGTGAACAGTGCGGCGAACCTGCTCAACGCCCAGCAGCAACAGAAGATGGATACCTACCGTGCTGAGACGGAGCGCAAGGCTGGGTGGATGGATCTGCTTGGCACCGGAATCGGGTTGGCGGTCGCTTCAGAGCGTCGAGTGAAAAAGAACATGAAATCGGCGGACACCGACGACACCCTTGAGTCCATCAAGAACATGGACACCGACACGTGGGAGTACAAGCCGGGCGAGGGTGATGGCGGCGCGCACGTCGGCCCCTATGCCGACGATATGCAGGCGCTGGGCCTTTCCGACGGCCGCACTGTGAACCCGATGGACACCGCTGGCCTCGCCCTCGCCGGCGTGAAGCAGCTCGCGAAGAAGCTCGACAGCATCGAGGCGGGTCTCGAATCCAAGAAGAAGCGTCCCGCGCGACGCGCGGCATAAGGAGGCGGCAATGGTCAGCGTAGCGGGCGGATTCGCGACGGGTCTGGAGCGCGGCATGCGCCTCGGCATGGCCTCCGATGAATCGAAATACAAGAAGTCCGAGCGCGCGCGGCTCGACAAGGAGCGCGATCGAGAGGACCGCATCAACGCGGAAGTCGGCCAAGCGTTCGCGAAGCTAGACACAGGATGGGTCGCAACGCCAGCAGCCGAGCCAGTCGCCATGCCGGAGCCTACCGGCCTCGGTGCCGCCCCGGGTGCGAAGCCCGCCGCGATGCCGTCGCAAGCGCCGATGGGCGCCGTTCCGGGCGCGAAGCCGGCGGAGATGCCGGGCCTGGAGAGCCAGCAGCCTCGCGGACAGCGGCCTGGCAGGCAGCAGCAGCCGGATTTCGTGGGGCAGCTGAATGGCGCGATGGGCTACTTGGCGAAGGCAGCGCAAGACCCAAAGAACGCAGACATCGCCGCAGCCTTGTTCGACAAGATGGGCGTGCTCGCAAACTCGTCGAAACGTTTCGGGGACGTGATGCTCCAGCAGGCCCGTCAGAAGGCCATGCCGCACATCAAGGCGCTGTACAACCCTGGCGCCACCGACGAACAGAAAACCGCGGCCGTCGGTGCCCTGATGAACGAGGTGTTCCCGGACGGTGAGACCTACCAGCCGAAGGTCATCGGGAAAGAGGTGCACCTGCTGGATCCGGCAGGCAAGCCTGTTATGGGCCCGGACGGCAAGCCGCGCGTGCTCTCGATGGATGAGGTCGACGAGATGCTGACCTATGGCCTGAGCACCCCGGACGACTACATCGCCTCCGTGCAGGAAAGCATCAAGACGCGGCGCGAGAGGCTTATCGAAAAATCCGATCGAGATGAGGAGTGGGCGCGTGACGATCTAGTCGATAAGCGGGATTACGAACGAAAACGTCGCGATGAACTCGCGGACATGGCCCGCGAGGAAGGCCTGGAAAAACAACAACAGGACCGAGAGGAGCGGCGGGAAATTACCGCCGCGATACGCGATCACGTTGCGAAAGGAATGCTCGCGTACGACCGCGATGTCGCGTCTATGGCGATCGCAAAAGACCCCAAGGCGCGTGACGAGTTTCGGAAAAATCTCAATGAGGAAGCAAAGTCTTTGTACGGCGGCGGCGAGTCGCGGCCGAGCAGGCCGACAGGCCCGCAGCCGGGCGAGAACATCGACGTGGATGTCGACGTGGGCCTCGATACCGCGCCGCCTCGCGCTGAACCGGCTGCCGCAGCAACGGAGTTCCCTCCGGTGCTGATGCCGGGACAGGCCACGGCGCCGACCGGCCCGTCGGGTGCCACCTATAACCCGCAAATCGGTAAAGGGGTGCAGGAGATTTCTGAAGCGCTCGACGCGCTGGAAGGCTGGAAGGAGAAGCGTCGCACGTCCGGCTTCCGCTCGATGGGCGAGAAGTTCCGCCAGGGTGTGAGCGCAGGGAAGGTCGATCCCGCGCTCGTGCAGCGCCTGCGCACAGTGCCCGATCGCGTGCTCGCGCGCGACTACGGTCTGTCGCCGAAAGAGATCGCTGCCATCAAGCAGGGGGGTTAACCGTGGCGAAGATGACCTTTATCGGCCAGATGGACGACGGCGCCGAGTACGCCACCGACGGAAACCGCGTGTACCAGCTGGTGCCGGGCAAGGAGCGAAGACGTGCGGTCGCCATCGAGCCCGAGCGCGAGGCGCGTGTCCGCAGCATGATGTCAGCGCGCCGCGCGGCGGCCGCCGGCGAGGCTCCCACGGAAGCGCAGCAGGAGCCATCGTTTCTAGGCGACATGGGTCGCGTGCTGGGGCGCGCAGCGTCGCAGACGGTGGGCGCGGCAGGTCGTGTCGCGGAAGCTGTGGGCATGGAGCGCGTCGGCGGCGCAGTACGTGAAGCGGCCGACAGTGCGGCAGATTTCTACGCGGAGGGCCTGAGTCCTCAGCAACGTGCGGCCGAGTCGGAACGGTACGTTGAGGACGGTCACCTAAATCCCGACGCGCTCAGCGTCCGCAAGATTGCGGGTGATGTGGTCGGCTCGCTGCCTTCAGTTGCGCTCGGCGCTGGCGGGGCTGGCATCGGGGCGCGTCTTGCAATGAAGGCCGGTATGTCTGCTGCCGCCGGCGGCGCGGTGGGTGGCGCGACCAGTGAAGGCGCTGTGAGCGGCGTGATGTCTGCTGGACAAGTTGCGGAGATCATCGAGCGCGTGCCTGAAGAGACCATCGTTAACGCGGAGCCGTACCAGCGCGCCTACCACTCGTTGTCACCTGACATGCCGGACGCGGATCGGCGTCGGCAAGCTCGCGAGATCGTGAAGCGACAGGCGATGCAGGACGCGGGATTCGCGACGGCGATCACGACAGCGCTTCTGGGCGCGGTGCCGGGCTATTCTCTCGGCAAGATTCTGGGGGGTGGGGGCGGAAAGACGGCGGCGGGCTCAGCACTCAAGCAGGCCGGAATCGAAGCGACACAGGAGGTGCTGCAAAGCCCTACCGAGCAGATTAATCAGAACGCGGCGATACGGGAGTATGCGGATCCGTCGCAAGATCCTTATGCCGATGTAGCGGAATCCATCGTCGGCGGCGCGCTGGCGGGCGGTGTTGTGGGTGGCGGAATGGGATTCGCTGGCCATCAGCCGCGCCCGGTGGACTCCGCACTCATCGAGGAGGGTAATCGGGCGCTGCGAGGGCCGGCTGCCCCAGAAACGTTCGGCGGTGCTGGCGTGGAAGTGGCCGAAGTCGCACCCGAAGCCGTCGAGTTGGCCCCGCCGCCGGCGCCGCGCAGCGAGCTGGACGCCGCCATTCAGGAGTTGGACGCGCTCCTCGAGGAGCAGGCCGGCATGCCCGGATCAAACCTCGATGTCAGTGACGGCGGGCTGCTGGAAAGCATCGAGGCCGCGCCGGCGCCGGCCGGCGAGCCTCCACCCCCGTTCGACCCGGGCGCGCCGCTGGCTGGCGGGCTGGGTGTCACCCCGTTCGACGTGGAGCAGATCGACGCCGCGCCGCCGCCGCGGCCGCAGCGCGCGCTACCGCCCCCGTCGATACTGGTCGACCGCGAAGGGAATGCGCAGCCTGCCGCATCGGTGGATGCCGCGCGCCGCGCGCGCGCTGCGCAGTCCGAGCAGGACGCTATCGACATGGAGCGCAGCGCCGACGAGGCAGAGAAGGCGGGCGACGTCGAGCGGGCGATGTACCTGCGAAAGCTCGCGGCCGGCTACCCCGACGAAATCACCGATCAGGCTCGCGCGGAGGCGTCGCGCAACGCGCGCCTGCCGGAAGGGCTGAAGGATCCACGCCTGGCGCGCGAGTTCTACCGGCAGCACCTGAACGGCATGGCCGGCGAGATCATGAAGGGCCAGAACCGCAATGTTCAGGTCAACGATGACGGCGATGTCGTCCGTCGCCTGCCGTCGCAGAATCCGCAGTGGTTCCAGCATCTGGGCCTGACCGTGGCTCAGGTTCAGCACGCGACGAAGAAGGCGCTGGACGGCAAGCCCCTGGGGGCGCGCGAGGCGCGCGCGGTCGCCGGCATGCTGGACGAGATTCAGGCCGGCCGCACCGCCGATGTCGAACTCGCATTCGCGCGCGAGCGCCGCGATGTGGCCAGCGGCATGCGGCGCCAGGCCGCGCTGGGGCTGCCGCCGGTGGATGCGTACAACGAGGCCGCTGCCGGCGAACTCTTCGATGATGCCGACTATGATCAGGACTGGGACGGCGAAACCCGGGCGCTGTTCGAGCTTCATCAGGAAGCCGCAGCCATCGACGCGGAGGCTGCCGACAACATCCTCGAATCCGGACTTGACGACTATGCGGCCGCGCGGCGGTTCGCGGAGATCATTCATGGGCGAGAAGCTGGACAAGGTGCGGAAGAAGGTCGCGGCGAACAAGGCGAGCGGGCACCAGCCGAAGAAGCGGGAGAAGCCGAAGCCGGCGCCGAAAAAGGCGTAGGCGTCCCGCCGCGCGAGGAAGCGCCGGCCGCCGTCTCGCTTTCGGACTTCCGTGCTCGCAAAAAGGAGCTGGAGGAAATCTCGAAGGCGATGGCCGAGTCCGACCGGGAGGAGATGCTGCTCCGCCTGGAGGAGATCGAGGAAGCGCATGCGGCCGGGGAAATCACGGAAGAGGCCGCGCGCGAGGCAGTCTCCCTGATCGAGGCTGCCGCGAAGGGCGACATGGATGTCGATGACGCGCTGATGGCCGTCGATAAGCTGCTGCGCGCGGCGGCGCCGCCGGCGAAGAAGGGTGGTTCCGTAGAAGCCGTAGCCGATGACCCGCTGCTGGCCTCCTACTCCACCGAGGATCTGAAGAAGCGGGCCGACGCGGAGAAGGCGGCGGAGAAGGCCACGGCAGATGGGGAGGCGAAGGTCGCGGCCGACGAGGCGCGCGGCTCGTTCGCGCTGAGCGGCAGCGACCGCGAGACCGATCAGGCTACCGCGCGCGGACAAAGCGGGCTGTTCGATGCGCCGACACAGCGGCCTAGCGTCGACGCCGCCGCCCACGAAGCCGCGACCAGTCCGAAGAACGATCTTCCGAAACCGAGCGAAGCCCAGAAGAAAGCTGGAAACTACACGCTGGGTCACACCCGAATCAGTGGCCTCGACATCTCGATCGAGAATCCAGCCGGCAGCACGCGCAGCGGCACCAGCCGCGACGGCAAGGCGTGGTCCGTAACAATGCGCGATCACTACGGTTACGTCCGAGGGACAGAGGGCGCCGACGGAGATCATCTCGATGTATTCGTGAAGCCTGGTACGCCGGGAAACTGGAATGGCACCGTATTCGTGGTGGACCAAAAGAAGCCCGGCAACGGTCATTGGGACGAACACAAGGCCATGCTGGGCTGGTCGTCGATCAGTGGTGCACGGGTAGGCTACGTGCGTAATTACTCAAAGGGATGGGATGGAATCCGCGCCATCACGCCAATGAAGATGGACGACTTCAAGGTGTGGTTGATGAAAGGCGACACGACCAAGCCCGCCGCGCCTGCTTCACCCCCAGCAGAGCCGAATACGCCCGCAGAGACCCCGGCCGATGCCGGGGTTTCTGCTTCTGTACCCAGCAAAATAGACGACGTGGGCGAGAAGATCGGCGGCGCCCGCAAGGACACTTCGACCACCACAGGCCCGCGTGTCGCGAAGCCGGAGGCAGAGGGCGAGCCCGCCCCGCCGTGGCGCAAGCGCTTCGCCGTCACGCAGATCGCGAAAAGCATGAAGCCTGACGAGGAAGGCCGCTGGGCAATCTACGACTCCCGCTCGCAGGACCGCCTCGGCCAGCCGCGGCGCATCGGCGACACATACGCGACGAAGGAGGAGGCAGACGCTATCGTGCCGCTCGCCGCTGTAGCACTGAAGCACACTGCGATTCCGGGCGATTCGAAGAACGCCGACGGCTCCCGCAAGTATGAGATTTGGCGCACGGTCACCGACCGCAAGCGCGTGAAGGTCATCGATCGCGAATTCGACACCCGCCTTGAGGCCATGCAATACATGGCCGATCACGCCGCTGAAATCCTTGACGTGCGTACCACCTTCGGAGAGGAGACACTGCCCCGCCCTGACAACGTCGTGCGCACCGGGCCGAAGCGCCGCACGGGCAACGTGAAGGGTCAAGATTTCCGCAACACGTTCGGCTTCCGCGGGGTCGAGTTCGGCAACTGGGAAGCGCAGGAAGAGCGCCAGACGGTGATGAATCACGCCTTCGACGCTCTGCTCGACCTGGCCGACGTGATGGGCGTGCCGGCGAAGGCCATCGGCCTGAACGGCGAGCTTGCGCTTGCGTTCGGCGCCCGTGGGCAGGGCCTGGTCGGCGCGCGCGCACACTACGAGCGCAACTACGGCGTCATCAACCTCACGAAGATGAGCGGCGCCGGCGCGCTGGGCCACGAGTGGTTCCACGCGCTCGATCACTACTTCGGTCGCCAGGACGGCAAGTCTAAGCGGGAGCGCATCGTCAACGGTCGCGGCGACAAGGTGTTCCCGACGCGCGCGTCCGCCGAGGACGATTATGCGAGCGGCGGCTTCCGAGCGACGGACTCCGAGGTGCGCGAGGAACTGCGCGCCGTGTACAAGAGGCTGATCGAGACGATGTACCGGAAGGCCGAGCAGTACGTCGAGGACACGCAGAAGGCGGACAAGTTCGTCGGCCAGACTCGCGAGGATCTGCGGGGCAAGTTGCAAGCGCTGCGCAAGGATCTGTCTGAGCAGAAGGACGTGACCTACTGGAAGCGGAACAACAAACCGGCCACCGCTGAGCAGCTGGCCGAGTTCGATGCGATTGCCGACAGCCTGATCCAGGGGGAAGCGCTGGGCGTCGAGATGCGCGCGCCAACGGGCGGCACGAAGCGGCGCTCCCTCATCGGCGGCTACCGCATGAGCAACGACACGGTCGACAAGCTGAGCGCCATCTACAAGGCCGTGCGCGGCCGCGCCGGGTTCGACAGCACCAACCGCGGCGGCGTGATGGACGACATCGTCAATGCCATGCGGCGCTACCAGCAGCGGCTGGAAATGCTGGCGTCCGCGCAGCAGGGCGAGCCCAAGACCAAGCAGGTGCCGACGTCGTTCGCGATGGAAGCCAAGAGCCTCGATCAGGGGCGCACCGGCGATTACTGGTCCGTGCCGCATGAGATGGCCGCGCGCGCGTTCCAGTCGTTCCTCGAGGACCGAATTGCCGATCGCGGCGGGCAGAGCGATTTCCTGTCGTATGGAACGAACTACGTGCTACCGACTCCGTGGGGCTGGAAGCGGCCGTATCCTGAGGGCAAGGAGCGCGAAGCCATCAATAAGGCGTTCGACGAGTTCGTCGCGACCCTGAAAACACGAGAGACCGACGCCGGCATCGCACTGTACACCACGGGCGGGCATGCCGTGTTCTCCCGATTTGGCTCTCTGGAAGGTGAGTTCAAGTCTGCGAAACAGGCGTTTGAGGACGCCTCAGAACTGATGGGAATCACTCTGGACGATGTGGCTGTCGAGGAAGTGAGTGAACCCGACCGCCTCGATAGACCCGCCTATTTCAGCCTCGAAACACGCACCATTTACGTAAATGCCCCAGCCATAAAGGGGCGTTCCGCCGCAGCGCAGTATGTCGCGGAAGAAATCCTGCATGCCGTGGACGCGATCGGGCCGGACAGGACGATCAGCGCCGGGAGCATGTTGCTGGACGCGCGATTCGGCAAGGTCACAAATGAGGTGCGGGCGCATTATGATGCTCGCGGCGACTTGCGGTGGTGGCTGGAATACCCTCTGGCATACAATTTTGGTAATGCTCGGATTCAGGCAGAGTTGTTCGCTCGACTTGGCGTGCTATATTTTGGGGACCCAGAGGCGATGCAGCGTCATCTGCCAAAAGCGTACGAGGTATTCCATGAAACGTTCGGCTTCAGGATATTGGATCCCGTCTCCGGTGAGCGAGTATTACGACAAGTTCGGGGAGCACGTACCTCCGCTGGTCGGGAAGTTCTTCGCAGACCATTGGGACTCGGAGACACTGGACGCCCGCCTGAAGGCGGCGATCGAGGCAAGCGAACCGGTCACGGACTGGCAGGGCTTCGTGAAAGAGCATTTCGAGCGCTACGGGCGCGAAGAGGCGGAACGCCAATCCAAGGCGACAGCCTAGAATCCCGCCCACCCCCCGCCGGCCAAACCGACACCTCTGCAGAAGCCCGGCCCAGTGCCGGGCTTTCTGTTTCTGAGGTCGAAAAAGCAATCGGTAGCGCTGTGCTTGGCGTCAATTCTGCCGTCGGACTGCAAGTCCGGGTGGTTGCCAGCGGCACCGATCTCCCGCCTGCCGCGCGAACCAATCGCCGAGTTCACGGCGTGCTCGCTCCTGACGGCGTCGTCTATCTGGTGGCCGACAACATCCCTGACGCTCGTGCTGCCCGGATTACCTTTGCGCATGAGGTTATCGGGCACGTCGGGATAGAGCAGGTCATTGAGGACTGGCCGTCAGTGGTCGAGCGAGTTCGATGGCTGGTGAGATCTGGAAATGCGCGAGCCAAGGAGATCGACGCCAGCCTTCAGAAGCGCTACCCGGGTGCAGATCCAGCCACCTATGCTCGCGAGTTCATCGCGCTGGCGGCGGAGCGGAAGCACGCCGGCCCGCTTGCAGGCCTGATGTCGCGCATTCGTGCGGCAGTGCGAAAATTTCTCGAGAAGATTGGCCTGGCCGGCATCATGCCTGACGCCGAAATAGACCTATGGCTGGCGAACTCGGAGAAGTATCTGCGAACAGGCAAGGGCGGTCGCGAGCGTGTCAGTCCGTCGGCGATGTCATTCTCGCAGCAGGACGAGCGCGAACCGTATCGCTGGGACGTGGAGCGGTCTGCCAATGGGCCGGTGTTCCAGAACGACGACGTGGCTTTGTTCCCAGATGATACCCATGCGCCCGCAGGTTGGGGGGGCGCGAAGGGGTACATCGTTCTCGATCAGGAGACCGGGCAGAAGATCGCGGAAATGATCGTGAGTCTTGACGGCGACTGGGTTTCGGAGATTCACTGGATTCGAGCCACGAAGGAACGCAGCGGCGCCGGTGAGCGCGCTGTACGGTCCATCGTCGCGAATTCTAATCGACCGGTCCGCGTGACGAGCATCCTCGATGCCGCGCGCGGCTTCTGGGACAAGATGGGAGCGCACGACTATGACGAAGCAAGCAATGCCCGCCTCAGCTGGGAAACTTACGCCGCGCCAGCAGGAAATGGACGAGTGGTGCAAGGAGCAGCTGAAGAAGCCGGTGCCCGAGGAAGTGAAGCGGCTGATGGCCGAGCGGAAGGCGAGGAAGGCGGCGGAGAAGAAGTAAGGCGGCCGCTCTATTCGAACCCGCCGTCCGTCGAAGACAAGGTCGAGCCAGCGGCCATTGCGCGTGCCAAGGCTCGACTGACGCCGATGCTCGACGAGCTGCGCTACCAAGCGCAGGACAAGTTTCATTTCCTCAAGCTTGCGCAGCACGAAGCCACGGCAGAACGAGGGATCCCGGAGCTACCAGAGACAGAAGACGCCTACCTGGCCGAGCTTCGCTATCACGGCATGGCTGGAGCTGCGATCGAGGACTTCCAGCGCGACCACGTCGACCCCCTCCTTGCTGCCGTGCAGGCGGCGGGGCTTTCCACTGCCGACATCGACGAGTTCCTGCACGCCCGGCATGCGCCGGAAGCGAACGCCCAACTCAAGCGGATCAACCCCGATCGCAAAGGCAACGACGCGCTATCAGGCATGTCCAACGAGGAATCCGCCGCCGTCATTGAGCGTGCGCGCGCCGCCGGCAAGCTCTATGCGCTTGAAGACATCGGCCGCCGGGCGGATGCGATCACAGCCGCGCGGCGTAATTTGCTGGTGCAGTCCGGTCTCGAAACCCGCGAAACCGTCTCTCAGTGGGAACAGACCTACTCGCACTACGTCCCGCTCCATCGGGAAGGGAAGGGCGACCGCCTGCCCCGCAAAGGAAAGGGCTTTGACACCCGCGGCAAGGAGAAGCGTCGCACCGGCTCAACGCGGGCCGTAGAGCACGTCCTCGCCCACCTGGTTGCGCAGCACGAGGCCACCATCATTCGGGCCGAGAAGGCGAAGGTGGGGCGAGCGCTGCTCGAGTTCGCTCGCAACAACCCGAATCCAGAATTGCTCGAAGTCGACAAGGTCGAATACCGCCCGAGCTTCGACAGCGATGGCATGGTGACCTACCGGGCCGAACCCGGTTTTGTTCTTGCAGACAACGTGCTGGTGGTCAGGATCGACGGGACCGATCATCGCGTCACATTCAATGATTCGAACCCGGAAGCCCTGCGGATCGCCGCGGCGATGAAGAACCTTGGCGGCGGTGACGCTGGCGCCATCGTCAACGTGCTGACCCGCATGACTCGATTCCTGGCCATCGTGAACACCAGCGCGAACCCCGAGTTCCTCATCAGCAACTTCGCGCGCGACCTTCAGACGGCGGGGTATAACCTCGCTGGCACGGACGCCGACAGCCTGAAGTGGCGCATCATCAAGGATGTGGGTAAAGCCTGGGCCGGGATTCGCGCGCACCAGAAAGGCAATCCAGGGGTCTGGGCCGATCGATTCGAAGAATTCCGAAAGGCAGGCGCGCAAACAGGGTGGATTGAGCAGTACAAGGACATCAAGGATCGCGAGCGCGCGCTCGTCAAGAAGGTGCGCGAGATGGACGGGTCCGCATGGTCCCGCGTGAAGGGCGGGCTCGACGCGGCTTGGCAATTCATCGATCACCACAATACCGCCGTGGAGAACTCGATTCGCCTTTCCACCTTCGTGCATGCGCGCGAATCCGGGATGAGCGAGGCCAAGGCCGCGAAGCTGGCCAAAGAGCTGACGGTGAACTTCAACCGCCGCGGCGCGATGGGTCAGACGCTGAATGCGATGTACCTGTTCTACAACGCAGCGATTCAAGGATCGGCGCGCATATTCCAGGCAATGGCCACGAGCAAGAAGGTAAGACGCCTCGCAGTCGCCACGGTCATTGGTGCGGCGATTCTCGACATTCTCAACCGCGCCATAGGCGATGACGATGAGCCAAATCCGTACGACTCAGAAGCGATGCGGTTTGTGAAGGAGCGCAACCTCGTCATCATGCTAAGCGATGGCGAGTATCTGAAAATCCCCCTGCCGTGGGGCTACAACGTCCTGCATGTCATCGGGCAGTCAATCGGCGAGGCAGCGACGCGCCCTGATTTCAGCGCTGGAGCAGCAGCCGCAAGAGTCGCGGCGGCCGCCATGAACGCGTTCAACCCGATAGGCGGGTCGGACTCCTTGCTCCAGATGATTTCGCCGACCATCACCGATCCGCTGGTGCAGTGGCAGGAGAACGAGGATTGGGCCGGGCGCCCGCTGCGCCCCGCCGGTAACCCGTTCGGCGTCGACAAACCGGATTCTCAGAAATACTGGAACTCGGTGCGCCCATACTCAAAGTGGGTGACCGATACCCTCAATACATTGACTGGCGGCGACGAGGTGCGACCAGGCGCAATCGACATCTCTCCTGAAGCAGTCGACCTCGTTATCGACACCGTCACCGGCGGCGCGGGTCGCTTCGTTGCTGATGCATTCGTGGCGCCATGGAAGTCGCTGAAAGGCGAGGAGGTGGAAACCTACGAAATTCCGATGGTCCGCAAGGTCTACGGAACGCCCGGCATGAGCCAGACAACCGGCGATTACTACAAGGCGAGGGATGCCATCGCGATCACAGATGCGCAGCTCAAGCACTATCTCGACGAACCGGAGAAGGTGGTCAGGATCCGCGCGAAGTATGCCTTCGAGCTTCGGTTACTCCCGCAAATGAAACTGGCCGAGAAGCAGCTTCGCGCCATTCGGAAGTCGAAGAAGCAGGCGACCAGGCCGGAGCAAGTGCGCGCGCTCGACGAGCGAGCGAAAGCCGTCATGGACCGTTTCAACCGACTGTACTATCGATCCATGAAGGCGCGCGGTGGTAGCGCAGAAGTCGAGGCGCGAGCTGCAGGCTGATATTACTTCTTGGGCTTGTGGACCTTCTTGTAATACCAGTCGCCCGCCCCGGGCTTGCGTTGAATCTCGCTGTAGTACCAGTCCCAGAAACCGCTGTAGTTGTTCCACCAGCAGCTGCAGATGATGTGAATCACGTAGAACACGACGAGCACGAAAAGCCAAAGGTAGGTGAAGCTCATATGTGACTCTGCCTGACTGGTCCGCCGAGAGGCGTCGGCAAGTAAAAGATTACGTGCGCCTAGCGACCCTCTGCAATCCTCTGGCGTAGCGTCTGGCCTGTCATTTCGAGTTCGGAGGAGCCCCTTGGGGCGGCGGCGTATAGGGCGCCGACTGCTCAATTGCATGCGGTGGAGGCTGAAAAGAAAAGTAGTTCCAGAATTTCCCCACCCCGAAACCCACTAACGTGATGATAGCGCCGAGAACTGCGGCGCCTCCCCATATCTTGTGCTTCCAAGCGACCAGGTCTTCGACCTTCGATTTGGTGTCTTCTACGACCTTCCGAAGGCCTTCTATAGAACTTTTCACCTCACCGATAGATTTTTGCATCTCCATGGTGGCTTGGACGAATTGGTACTCGGGATGTCCATAACCGATTGCTGGTGGAGTCGTTTGAGGGACTACCGCAGGCGCCTCATCAGGGACCCCCTGAGAGGGGGTTGTCATTTCTCAACCCTGGTCTTCAGCCATTCCCACATATCCGTAGGCCCGCGGCCGTAGTACCCCGTAATCGGTACAATTATTGCGGAACCAAGAATCACCGGTTCTCCTTTGGCCTGACCCGTAATGCCGAGCTTTTCGGACAGCTCAACCGTGGTCCCGCCGAATTCGATCAGCCAACCGGCTTTCGCCTGGAGTTCGTAGCGGGCGGCAGACGCAATTTTCTTTTTTACCGCCGCGCTCAAGGGGGCTGGATCCTCGGACAGGGGTATTAGGATATAAAGTGCCATACGGATAGAGCTTAACACTCCTGGTCGAGCGGGTTTGTCGGCTGATTGTGACATTTCTTCACATGCCCAGCGCGTCCCGCGAGCGTCAGCCGGCGTTCGCCGACGCACCGCGATGCCGTCGATACTCAGTGGGAGCCAAATTTTCTTCGGTCACGCACCCCATCGCTGCGGCCGCAGATCACCCTTCAGATACAACGGGTGCCCTGGGTGCCCGTCCTTCGTCAGCTTCAGGTAGTGCAGCGGCACGCCCTTCAGCAATTCACGTACCCGGCTCGCCCGATCGAGATACCCCCCGTGCGTGCCCCACGCCGCGATGATGAGGCCGCGAGAATGGGCCGTCAGCTCGCTTAATGCCTTGAGTATGTCGTCGTGCAAAGGCCCGACAGGGTCCTCCGCCGCCTTCATTTCGTGCGGGTCCGTCGCGCGGAACGCGAAAAGGTTCAGCATGAGGAGCTGCCCGCAGCCGAACGCCTTCGCGAATGCAATGCAGCGCCGCACGGTGGGGTCAGGCCCGTTCTCGTCGGCCGTGCTGGGGTTCAGACCGATGAATTGACACGGCGGAAGATCGTTGTCCCACGCCGTCATCCACACGTAGCGGTAGCGCCGGCAGTCGGAGAATTCGCATTCGATCGCCGGGAAGATTTCGCGCTGCGTCATTGCTGTTGCCCTTCGCGTCTTGCTGTTGGTACACTCCGCCCCGATTTCGCTTACGCCTGAATTGGTTGCGCGACTTTCGGCATCATCTTGCCAAGGTCGGGGTCGCGAGTTCGAGTCTCGTTTCCCGCTCCAAATTCAAAGGCTTGCGCAGGGGTGGGGGAAATCTGGGGGAAAAACTAT